AATCATCCCCAGATCCAGCATTTTTTGGTTTTCATAGAAGCGCTTGATCATGAATTCATCGCCCCATTCTTCAACCGGGTTATGCATCCAGATGTCAAGCTCTTTTTGGTAGATCGACTTTTGACGTGTATCCCGGAAATTCATCAAATGGTCTGCAACCGATTTGATACTGGAAATACAGTCTTTCGGGTCGCCCTTGATGATCTTTTCCATCAAATGCAAGTGTGACGAACCATGTTTCGGTTCAACCCATTTCTTCTGGATAGGTGACCATTGCTTGACATTCTTGAATTTCGATAGCTGCGCCCAGTCACTGTCAGACGAAACCAGAAGGATTCGATCATATTTGTGCCAAAGCTGGTGGGTCAGAACCCCGGCGATGTCATCCGCTTCAATACCCTGAATCTGAATCGTCCTGTAAGGAAAGATCAAATGCAGTTCTTCACGAACCTGATTCATCGCTTCAAAGATCACTTTCCAATCCCAACCGGAATTGTCTCGTTGATCCTTTCGGTGCGCCTTGTAATATGATGCAAGTTCTTTCCGCCAGTATGGCCCACGGTCACACGCCAGAACGATATCCGGGTAGATGGCCTTATTGGTTAGAACGTTGAAACGAATCGAGTTCAAAGCAACGTGGCGTATCAAATCAACTGATAGTTCTTCGGTTGGTCGGAATGTCGCGTTGATTGTACTGATTATGATTTGGCTAAAGTCAACGATCATCAAACCTGATTTTCGTTCTTCTTCACCAAGAAATTCCGCTAAACTCACGCTTTCTTTTTACCTTTTCGAAATTCTATCAAATTTTTCTGCATCTGAATCCAGCCATATACATAGGCGGCAGAGCATCGCACAACAGTTTTGCTACCAACCGAGATTTCTCCCCGGTGCCCATCGTTCCAGAGCTTGGTTGTGTCCTGAGAGCTGATACAGGCAATCGGTCGAATGATCATCTGATGCGGCATCATTGGGTTGTTACCCATCCTGACAAAGACCCCTACACCCGTCTCCCAACCATGTGTGTAATACACAGTGTCTTCGACTGGCCCGGTCGGCTTGGCTTTCGTTTTCTTCAAATTCGCCACCTACTAAATACTGGTTTGGGTTCGTTCATTTGGTGCCACTTTACCACGGCTTCCGACGAATCTAAACAGAATCGCAACAATTTTGTTCTGATTCGTTGCATCAAATTTTTCCACGTATAAATAGACATATCATAGCAGATTTACGTCTGCTTCTAAACATAACCGGTCGATAGTGACACCGAGGTAATAATGAGCGGACCACAAGCAAAACCATTCAAAGCCAGACTAGGTATTGATGCCAACAACGAAAAAGTCATCAATGTCAAAGATCCAACGGACGCGACGGACGCGATTAACGTCCAGTATCTGGTGGCTAAGAACACTGTACAAACATTTGATCCAACCCGTGCATACCCGATTGGGTTCATCGTGGAACGTTCTGATCGCCTGTACAAAGCCAAAGCGGCAATTGTTGCTGGGGCATTTGATCTAAACGCATGGAGCGAAATCCACGCATTCAACCTATGGCAGCGTGTAGCTGGTTCGTATCAGGCTGAGCCGGGGGATTGCTTGCTGCTAAACACAGCTTCCAGTCAGGTAACGATTACCCTACCAGCGATTGCAGAAGAAGGGGATTGTGTCTTTATCATGGATGAAGGTACAGCGGCAATCAACCCAATCAACTTGGCTGCTGGTACAAACACCTTCAACAACACTGGTGTGTCAACCTATTCCATCAATTCATCTGATACAACTCAGGTTGTTTTCTTGGGTGGTACATGGCGTGTCAACCGTGTTACAAAGCCTCAGTACCAATTGGTTACCACATCGCAAGCTGTAGTGCCGAATTCTTGGAACTATGTACAAACCGCAGCGGCTCCAATTACTGTTATTCTTCCAATCAACCCGATACAGGGTCAATGGATTACGGTAACGGACGGTTCGGTAAACGCATCCACTTATAACATCACAATCAACGGTAACGGTAAAAACATTGCCGGTGCTTCGAGTTATCTGATTAACCGTAGCGGAACCATCGTGACACTGATCTACGATCAAGCGTCTGGTGAATGGAAAGCTAACGCAGTAACCCAACAAGGTCGTAAAGCTGAAACGCTTGCACCGCTGCCAAACCAAAGTGTAGTTGTTACATTAGACGGTACAAACAAGGTATTGAACCTTCCTAACACCACTGGTCTGGTTGACGGTGATTGGGTCGAAGTAGTTGCCAGATTCCAAGATTCTGTTGCGACAGGTTCATTGGTTGTAACTGCAACCGGTGCTGGATTCTTCCGTACTGATGGTGCTTCTCAGAACACTACAACGTTCAGAATCAAACAACGTGTTAAAGCATTGTTCCTGTTCAAAGGTAACGAGTGGTCGGTAATTACAACCAACGACACAAAAGCTGTTCCAGCCATTTCTACCGGCACTCTGATTGCAAATACGTTTGTGAACGTTACCGGTGCATCTGGTCAGGTAATCCTGTTACCGCAAGCGGATCAGGTAAGACTAGGTGATTTGGTCACTATTGTTGTCAACTCGGCTGCATTCCCGGTTGTCATTGGACTGCAAAGCACGTCTACTGGACTGCTGGATGGTGGTACTGCAAACCTTACATATAACGCTGCCAATACTGGTCTGATTGTTACATTCGTGTACCGTGGCTGGAACGGCTCGAAATATGTTTGGGAAAGTATTGTTCATGGTACAACATACATGAAGAAGACTTCCAACTTAGCAGACTTAGCAGACATACCAACTGCCCGTACTACCCTGAGCGTTTACAGTAAAGCAGAAGCTGATGCTAAGTTCCTTGGCCTGTATGGTACAACGGCTGAAAAATCGTTGGATACCGAAAGAGTTGGTGGGGTTCCAGCCGCGCAAATGGCTCAGAACACATCTGCTGATCCGGGTAGTGTTAACCCAGACACAACAGCATTAAACCTGATCGTAACTAACCATGCGAATACCCCAAACAACGGGGCTACTTACTGGTATGTTAATACTGTTTGGGCCGCAACGATTACAAGTATTTCGGCTAGATTCCAAACCGCAATGCAATACAACGGTACTCCATCTGTAAAATTCCGCCAATATAACCCAGCCGGGGCTAGTGGTGTTTGGACAGATTGGATTTCGGTTTCTACCATTACTGACGGTTCAACATACCCAATCAACGTAACTGGATTGGCTGGGACTGCTAGTAAGTTAAACATTGCACGTTCAATTAACGGTGTGCCATTTGATGGTACTGCAAACATTACTGTAGCTGACGCAACTAAGTTGCCGTTGACTGGTGGTGTATTAACCGGCCCTATTGTTCGTAACGGTACTGGTGTTAAGACTTATGACCAAGTTCTGAATAAGGCGGTTTCCGGTGCTGCTAGTGTAACAGGTACACTGAAAATTACACTGCCGGTTAGCTTCAACGACACCATGATGCAACTGCGATGCAACATTTTCGATTATGCGGCTAACAGATCCAACACAGAACTGTTACTTGCTGGTTATAACTATGCTGCAACACCTTCATGGGTTAACGTTGCGGCTACAACTAACGGTAATTTAACTAATACCATTGGTCAGAGCGTTCGATTTGCATTTGATGGTACTAAAGCCTGTATTCTGATTGGTACAACAGCATCTGTTTGGGCCTACCCAACGATCAGCATCAACGATGTTCAACTAAGTTACACCGGGTCAACTGCTACAGGTTGGGATACTGGAGGCTGGGACGCGACACTTCTTACCAGTGAAACTGGGTTAACAGTTACTGCAACTGCTGTAATTGACCAGAACGTTGCAAAATTGGATAAAGCGGTCAACCTTTTTGCCGGTACAGTTCAATCGAATGCTATGGATAGTTTCCGTCAGGCTGTTGGTTCATATGGTACGTTCTGGCGTAATGATGGGTCTAGCTTGTACCTGATGCAAACTGCTGCTGGTGACCCATACGGGACATTCAACAGCTACCGCCCACTTTCGATGAATTTGGCGAACGGTGCGATAACATCGGCTTCAACTTGGTCATTCTCGTCAAACGTTACGGTTAACGGTAACTTCACGGCTACTGGTACTTCGACGTTCTCCGGGGCACAGAACTTTAGCGGAACTACAATCCATAACGGATGGTGGCGTTCGAGTGGTGCAACTGGATGGTACAACCAAGATTTCGGTGGTGGTATCAACATGCAGGATACTACTTGGGTCCGTGTATACGGTTCTAAAGGGTTCTTGGTAACCAGCGACATCGCAGCAACTGGTAACGTAATCGCGTATTACTCCGACAAACGTTTGAAAGAAAACCTGAAACAAATTACCAACGCAATGGACACTGTTCGTGCTTGGACTGGTTACACATACAACGCTAACGCCTTGGGCGCTTCGTTCGGATATGACCCAACTAAACAAGAAATTGGTTTGCTGGCTCAAGATGTTCAAGCAACAACCCCACAAGCGGTAGAGCAGGCTCCATTCGACGTATCGGGTGTTAAAGGTGAATCCCTAACCGGTGAAAATTACCTGACCCTGAAATACGAACGACTAGTTCCTGTGTTGGTTGAAGCCTTAAAAGAGCAGGATAAGGAAATTCAAGCTCTAAAACAACAAGTTGCGGCACTGATCGCAGCAATTAGCAAGTAACTTCATAAGGGGCCAATATGGCCCCTTTTTTTATTTGCTAAATACTATTAGAATTTTCAACTTATTGAGTAACAGATATGACAACTCCTGCTGGTCAGATTGCGATGTCAGATGTAAACGTCGAGCTTGCTTACGCATGGAACCGCGTCAATTCATCTTTGAATGATGGTACGGTTCGAGTGCTGGCCCAAGTTCCGTCCGGCCAGATTTCAATGGCAAACCTTCGCAGTAAAACAAACACCTTCAACTTAACAATTGGGGATGCTCAAAACGGTGACCTTCGCGCTATTGCAAACGCTAACGGATACCAAAACCAACCAAAAGTTTATCTCATTCTTGTAGGAACTATGTATTCCTACGCAACCGGTACGGCTGCCTGTTATGTTGGTGGCTGGCCTGCTGGTACACAACTAACCGTCGAACTTCGTGGAACTATCCAAGCTTATGGTGGTGCCGGTGGCGGTGGTGGTGGAGCTGGTGGCGGTGGTGCTGCTGGTGGTGCTGGTGGATATGCATTGTACTTTAACGCGGGTATCCCCGGTGGTTCTATCACGTTCTACATAAACGGTGGTTGGGTTTATGGTGGTGGCGGTGGTGGTGGTGGCGGTGGTAGTGGCCGTTATACAACTGGTGGTGGCGGTGACGCTGGTTATCAGTGCTGGTGGCATACTGGCGGTGCCGGTGGGCATGGTCAAGGTTGGGCATGGGGTCAGGGTGCCGGTGCTAGTGGGGTTTTGAACAGTGGAGCTGCAACCGCTAGTGGTACTGGTGGCTGGGGTGGTGGCTGGGGTGCTGCTGGGGCAGGTGGTGGTGCTGGGGCTAACGCCGCTCCGTGTGGTAATGGCTTAGGCGGTGGTGGTGGTGGTGCGCCCGGTTATGCATACCTTGGATGGGGTAACGTAAGTAGTTACGTTGGTAATACAGGCAATTATTCAGGATCAGTTGGTTAATATGACATATAGACATCATTACAGATGGAACACAGCATCATCATTCAACATAGCCCTAGCGGCTGTTACAAAGAATGATATTGTAATCCCCAGAGCTGGGAAACTACATCCCGGTATTTGTACACCAATTGCACCGCCGTCCAATATTTCATTCCATCAAGCATGTTTGAATAGCGCCAATCGGATTTTGAGCAACTACGACGATATTCATATCATGTTCTCGGGTGGTGTTGATTCAACCTTAGTTGCATTGTATCTGTGTAGTTTAAAGACAACACAGAAAATCACACTAACATGGTCGTCACAAGCTGATGGCGATGCAGATTCGAGAGTGATTGAATGGATCAAACAGTACGCGGAATTTGAAGATATATCCGTGGCGGCATTAAAATCGGTCGAAGAACGTGGTGGGATAGTAGTTACTGGAGTTCACGCGGATTCAATTTTAATCGGTGAACTATTGGATGATATGCATGATCCGCAGATTTACACCGATGTCTGGGATATGACCCCGCAGGAATTGATTGCCAAATACACAGGTCAATCAACCTTATGGGCGGATGTGCAATTGAAAAAGATAACACCGTTGACTGATTTGATGCCAGTTCCAATGACGGCACCAAATTTAGCATGGTGGTTAGACTTTTCTTGCCTATGGGATCGGGATGAAATGGAGTTTGCGGTTAAATTTGGTCTGAAACCACCCGGTAAAGGCTATATGTCATTCTTCAACACACCAGATTTTGAAGGTTGGTCGCAACGGGATGCCGGTCAAAAGGCTGGTGTTGGAATTGATCAGTATAAATATCAGTACAAAGAGTTGATCGTGGACATTCTCAAGTTTGAGCCAATCTGGCCGGGTAAGACTCGGTTTGAAGCTTTGAAACATGATGTTCACTCAAATCTCAGCTCCGTATCCGAAAACTGGGAAATTGTTTTGAAATGAATACATTTAAAGTAACTTCGGTTGATTTTGATTTGGGTCTTGTTCACGTTGAAATCAACGTGGACCCCCTAGCCATTGATCCTACTCTGATGGGTGTAGAACCCTATACCATTCAGCGTACATATTACATGGAATCGATTACACCAACCTCTAACGCACCCGTCAATCTGCTACAGATTTCAATTGGTAATTTGGTTAAACAGGAATTGGATCAATTGTATCCGCCTGCTACACCGAAACCATTGGCTCTGAATGAACTGGTCGGACTTGTTTGCAACCTATAATTACATTTGAGAATTGAGCATGAATAAGATTTTTGTTGGTTTGATGGCAGCCGCTGCCTTGATGATGTCCTTTACCGCAACAGCCGGTGACACCCTGAAAATCGGGGTAGACGCTACGCTCCCGCCGTTTGTATCAATGGGTACGAATGGGGTTCCGCAAGGATTTGATGTAGATATTGCACGGGCAATGTGTGAGGAATTGGGCAAGGTATGCGAATTTGTGCCTATGGATTGGGACGGGTTGA